GATAAACTACCTCCTTCATTCCAAATGTCTTCCACAGACGCTGTATCAACGTCCATATTACTTCCTTCCACGGTAAATCCTTGATAACCTGAAACGTTTCCTAATGAAATTTCCAGCAACGGCGCACTTGTGCTTAACTGGTTTCCCTGGTTAACATCAACAGATGTTTTGACCCCTTTTTCGTTGTTTCCTACTATAAACATTATACCATTGTTTCTATGTAAGCCCTTTCTCCAAAATACCCTTTTTGAAGACTGTCAATTTCTTTTTTAAGTATTCCTAAAGACTTGTAAAGCTGTGGTCTTAATCCTGTCACCTTTATTCCCTGCGCTTCGCTCTGCCCTTCTATTTCTAACTGAATCCTTGAAAGCATGTCTTTCCCTACTCTTGTGTTTCTGTTGGACCTAATACTTGATCCAATTTCACTAAGCACATTAATCTGCATGTCATAGTTAATGGCGTTTGCAAACAAGAAATCATTGTTTATAATCAATTCCGTAAAATCATCATAAACAGTAATATCAGGATTTAACCCTGTTGTTTCGCTCATGCCGTCCCAGTCGTCCAAATCAGGCAATATATTCGCACTCATTCCTGGGAATACTCCACGGTCAATAAACAAATGCGTAATAACGCTCATTATATTGCCGGCATTGTGGTCCTTATCATAAGGCTTTAATGTTCCTATGCCTACATAATTGGTCAAATAACCAAGATAGTAATCTCCCTTGTAGGTGTCTCCGCTATTGTCCGAAACCCAATCAAGCGTTATATTTTCATGATCCGACCCGATTGTAATAACCTTACTCAGTAAAGGATCTTTTTGAGATGTATTAAAAAGCAATAATTCAATATCCCCTGAACCTTCAAAATCAAGAAGTATTCGTTTAATCTTAAAGGCTATGTTCTTCTTGCTGTCTACCCTGATCCTAAATCCAACAAACCCGTCTGGCAGTGTTTCAGTATCAACCTTATTAAAAGCGTTCTTAAAAAGAATCTGCTTATCAATATAGCCGGATTGATTAAAAACAGCATTACACACATTGACTATACTTTGCTTCTGCTTATTCTTCAAATACGTATTAAACTGAGCCGTGTTAATATCCTTGTAGTCCTGTCCATCGTGTAAATACTCCAATTTAGCAAATGAATTATCATTCACTATTAACCCTGATTTAGACGTAAGATTATCCTCGTCCAAAATAGGAAAGCCAGGGTCAAGGGGCTGGCGGTAACCCACCTGCCCCAATAAACCTGTCGTAACAATTGGTGTATTAAACATCAATTACTTTTTTTCAATATTATTAGCCATTTTCAACCCTTCCATTATACAAAGGCAAATGCCATTAATGAACTCTCACCTGCATTACTCAACGGGTTTGTCAGGTATGAAATATCAGTCCAAATTTGAGTCTCTATTGTAACATCCTGCAATTGTCCTCCTAACGCAGTGCCATCTGATCGAGTCTCATAAGTGTGCAAAGCAAGGTCGATTCCGTCAATAGGGTTGTTGATCATGCCGTAAGTATTCACGGTAGTGCTAATTCCTTGTCTATTCTGAGTTGGTATCCACGGCAAAGCGGCAACCGAACCAACAGGCACAGCAATCCAATATCCTTTAGAATAAGCAGACACTAAGCCAGCCGCCGCCGCAGTCAAAGTCGGATCATGAATAAATGTAACTCCCCCAAATTGAAATGAAGTGTTTTCGCTATTCCCATTTCCTTGGTTTGCCAAAAACCTAAATTTCCTCCATGCAATTGAATCACAAACAACATCATACGCTATACCTTGGTATTTGTTAACATCCATTACGGTTTTAGTAATGTCAATCGCCATATTGCCAAGTGTTGCATTGTCAATTTCAAATGTATCATCGGTAGCATCAAATGTTCCGTCTGCCGTAGCAACGTTTACGCCTGATCTATTCGCAAATAGGAAAGCAGTCGCAACCGTCTCCAGCCCTTCCGCAAAGTTGGCAATAACATCGTTAAACTTACTGATCTGCAATTCCTGCATGTCGTAAATCTTGTTGTTTGCCTCCTTTAAGGTCGATGCAAATTTGTCTGATTCAGGTGTAAATGTCGGTGTTATAACCGCAGAGTCTCCTTGCGCTCCCGTATGATTATGGGAAGGTGCTCCACCTAACGCCCTTGATGTACGCGTGAAGTAGTTAGCCTCAATAGGCCTGTCTGAACTCACTTTTAACGCCTGATAATCAGGGAGCATGATGCTTGAATTTCTTACAAACAACTTATGAACTTCCGGCGATCTAAACCGTAGTTCGTTACTTTGGAATGCTCCGATAAGTTTAGACTGTGCCTTAACATGTACCGAAGTAGCATAATTTGCCATATCTGGTAATTTTTAATTTTAGAAATTTGATTGATTGAGGTACGACCTCTTAAGACTTTAAGGCACAGCCTTTAAATTGATGTGATGCTTTAATCACTTATGCAAATATATAACAATATATTTAACTTATCCTAATGTTTTATAATAAAAACCCCCGATTATTTTACTAATCGGGGCCTCTTTTATTCTTCTAATGTTCCGGCTTTCTGCCTTTCTGCCATTGTCTTATTGAACTCAGGCCCGTTTAATCTAATCCCAGCTTTTTGTTGTTCCTCTATGAATTCATCAAACGTTTGCTTTGATCCGCCTCCAACAGAGTCACTACCTCCTGCTCCACCATTAGCCTTGGAGAGAAGCGTAGTGTTCTTATCAAAGAAATTCCCTATTACCTTATCCATTGTAAGTAGATTTTGGTTCTGATCCTTAATAGGCTCCCCATCTTCTCCTACACCAAACATAATTCCATTCTCATTGAACCCTGTTTTGATCATGGAGTTCATTATGGTTACCGTATGGTCGACACTGTTAATTGAATTCTCAGGAACATGCTTTGCAAAGGTGTTGAGTTTTTGCTGATTCTGGTCTTTCACTACTCCAGCTTGCTCCATCTGGCTAACCCTCGTTTGCCACTCTGTATTAGTAGCCTGTAGAGCTTCTTTATCTTTCTGAAGTTCAGCAACTTTTTTATCAGGATCTATTTTGGCGTCCACTAGAGCGGCGTCTATTTTTCCCTGTGCAAATGTGTTGATAGCCGCTATCGCTCCGTCTGTCGATTTGTGAGCGCCTTCTGATTCAATTCCTAAACCTTTAAGGACGTCTTTTCTTCCAATCTCAAACCCAACCGATTTTATGTTGTTTTCTATATTGGTCTTCAATGTGGCATCTTCATCCGCCGTTCGCATGGTTATGTCGGGTAGTTTTACCTCAAACGATTCCTGCTTATCTTCTAAGGCTTTGGATAGGTCCTCATCGCTTACCTCTACCTCGTTTCCATTGATGTTAAATTTCATGATTGTTACGATTTATTTTCCTCAATTAATTCAATTAGCCTACCCTCCAATGCTTTGTGATGGTATTTAATATTTTTGTCATCGCATATCTTTCTAAGCTGATCAACTGACATTTTAGAGTAATCAGGTATATAAATCTCTATTACTTTATCATTGTCTGCTTCACCAATTTCTACATCTGTAACAGGCTTAATTGCAACCTCTTTTTGTTTTTTAGCGGATTCCTCAAGCTTTTTATTCTTAGCTTTTAACTCATCAATCTCTACTGTTTGGTCCGGTGCGCCTCCAGTCGCTGGCTGTGCTACTCCTAAATTTTTAATAGCATCCACTAAATCAGATTGTCCTAGGTTTTCCTTCTTAGCTTTTTCGGCATTCTTAATCACGTTCTCATCACGCAACTTCATCAACTCGGCCGTCTTCTCCTCGTCAATAACATAAAGCTCATTATTGCTTCTAATGCCCTCTATGGCTTTTCCGTCCTTGTATATGATACCTACGGCTATCCGTTGGGTTACAAAGATTCGATCTACTAACCCCTTTTTAGTTAGTTTCCTCTGGCCTGTAGTGGAGAAGTTACCTACCTTTTTACTGCCAGCGTTCACTTCTAACTCATACCTTTCGGCATAAACCAGCTTACTATTCTTGTACATTTGGTTCAATTGTTACGTTACTATTATTTTTAAAAAATGCGTCCATCTTTGTTTTCAATGACGCATTGTTTTCTGATTTATTGGCTTGATCCCAAAATTTAGGAAATAATACAATCTTCTCTGCTTCTTTAGGCCCAAACCCTTCTAATACTTCTTTAAATCCATTATGCACATACGGCTCTAGTTTGCGCTTCTTCTGCATCATTTCTAGAGTCATTGGATCATTCTGGTACTTACTAAGAAGGTACTCGTCTAAAAGCTTATCAAGTATAGTGTTATTTGATCCTTTTTCTTTTGCTTCGTTGTACTTGTCAAGAATAACGTCAGGGCTTTCAATGATGTATCTCCTTCCATATGTCTGAGTAAACTCCTGCTCATCCTTTGGTGACCCACTCGCCCAATCTTCAACCCATTTTATAAGCTGGTTATTAGTCCACTCTACATTGTCAGTAAAGCTACCAAGCCTATTATGCACTTGCTGTACGTTTACAAATGTTTCAGTTGCCGTCTTTTCTTGAGTCGTGTTTCTGTTAATTCTCCTTTCTCCCCACATTGTAGAGCTCATAAGGTCTTCAAAATCCTTGAGTTCTTCAGTCATCCTATCCCATGTTTCCAGGTCTGGAGTGGAGAATCCTTCTAAGTTAGGGGTAATTATCGGTTCGTCTTCCCTTGGGAAGTCAAGAGTCGTAATGTCTGTTACATCGTTAGTCCTTAAGCTCCCAGTTCCATGGCACCGTGAACATGTTTCCTCACCTGTTTTACCTGTCCCTTGACAAGGACGGCATTTAGGATCATAACGCCAGTGCCTCGGGAACCCGTGTTGAAACTTGTAAATTGTTTTTATGGATTTATCCCGAGCATAATCCTTTGAAAGTTCCTCAATTGGAAACAATGCGCTCACTCTTAATTCGGATCCAGTTTCCTGGGTCTCACTAAGTATAACTCCAGGTGCATTGCTAAAAGGATGTTCAAAGGTTAATTTCTCAATAATGGAATAATTAGTCCCTTCCTGTTTTATTCTCCAGTCTTTTTTATCATCCACTAACCTCCATTCCTGCCATGTATTATTTTTAACGCTTCTTGTAATTGGCTCAAACAATATAAACTCACACAGTTGCCCATTTGATTTATACCGCCTTATATCGTGCATTGATTTGTAAGTAGGGAATATATCTTCATCTTCCAGGTACTCCAAAAACATAAGTCCATTCGGATCTGTGTCACTCAGCCTAAAAAACTCTTCAGATAAGTATTTTTTAATAGATTTTTGGCCCTTAAAATTAGCGAGTGCTTCGATTACCTTGTCGCTTATTGCCTGAGATGAAATGTTATTATGAATGGATCCACCGTGTGCCGTAAATACAGATATACGCGGTTGCATTACTCTGGAGAATAAATCCCTTATATCTTTTGAATACTTTTTTCTGGCTGTTGAACGATCTTCTGACTCAATGTTTTCAATTCGCTTGATTAGAAGTTTAAGGAAATCTTTACCTAATACTAAGGCTTTTAATGTATCCGAGTTGTCCCGTGCGTCTTTTACCCATTGTAGGGTATTTTGATTTTTCTTGACGAATAGAATCGCCTCGTCTTCGTTTTCAAATATCATAAAAAAGGGTGATGTACCACTTCATACACTGGTCTTATATGCAAAACTATACTATTTTTTTCGTAAAATCAAAGATATTAATAACTAATTAAATCCATTGCCGCATAACCTATTGCATCCGGGAAATGTTTAAAATCATTCTTAGGAACTCCTGAACGTTTGTCATGCCATACGTAATTTCTTAAAGCCTTGACAACATTCTTTGAGCGTTTGGTAACAATTAAAGTATACCCCTGTACCGTGTTTATGTTTCTCAATACAGATCCACCACCCTTCTTGCACCGCTTTATGTTTAACCCAAGATGATACAGGTCATTTATAAGTCTCTTGTGTGCGGCATCAGCTATTATTAAGCCGTTTTGTCCAACTCTATTTAATAGTACCTGACCAAGCTGGTTTGTCCCTAAGCCGTTTTGAAATAACTCTTCATCTACATAAATTTTCTTCTGCTTATGATCTACTGCAACTTTTACTAATGCGTCCGGATCATCAAAACCGAAATCAAGACCCCTACAAAATGGTAAGGAGTTGTTAAATTCTCCATACTCCCAGTCTTCATAAATAACACCGTCAGCCACTTCTCTGAATCCTCCAAGTATGTCAAACTTATACTCCTTGTACTTCTTGACCAACTTATTAGGGAGTAACTCGCGTTGTTCCTTAGGAGTAGACATATATTCTTCATACGCTTTTTTTAACCCTTCGTATTCTATCCAGTTATGTTCAGCCATATTATCCTGACCATTATCAAGATAATTAGTATGGATGTAAAGTATTTTATCTTTTATGCCATTGAATCCGTCCGGAATGTCCTCGTAAAATGTATCATGTAACCAATGTTCTCTTGTCGGAGGATTAAACACAATTATATTGAGCGCCTGTACGTCTTTAGCTCTGATTGATCTTTTAATCTTTTTCCAGGACTCGTAAGATTCTAGCTCCTCCCCTTCGTCAGTTTCGAATATAGAATAATCTTCTAACGATTTAAGTTTTGCTGTTTGCGTTCCTTTGCTTGTCTGTTGACCTGTGATAGTTATCTTTCCTTTGCCCTCGTTAGAAGTATAGGTCTTGCCTGACACGTTAAAATCGCCATCAGAATACAATTCCTCCATTCTCTTCTCTAACGCCTCTGTAATGGAATTATCAGTGGACGTCATTGTCTGACGGGTGTAGAGTATTCTGTGGTTGTGGTGTTTTGCCGCCTTAACATTGAAAGTGGACAATGCGAACGTTTTACCTGAGTCCCTGCCGCCTGACATTAACACCGTGTCTACATTATGCAGATCATTCCAGTACTTTTGTTCTTTCTTGCTGTACTTGTGTTTAAAATAAGGGTCGTTTATGATTTCTCTACAGAGAAGTAAATCAAATAACGGATCGTATTTAGGAGAGAACTTCAGGCCAGTGAGGAATTTACTAGCCTCGTATTCGTTCTTCAGCTTCTCAAGTTCAAGCAGTTCATTTTTTTCTGATTCCGTCAAGCCAGTTTTCTATTTTCAGTTTAAATTCATACCAGATAAGCATAAATTCCAGCACCCACCATCGAGTAGTATTTCTCACCATGCGTCCGTCCATGCCTAAATCTATGTAAAGATTCATTCTTTCTTCCTGCTCCTCAAGTATACGGGCTATTTCTTTTTCTGTCTGGGTTAGGTGTTTCATTACTCTTTCTTTGCCTCAAGAACAAATGCGCCTTTAACGATATCAATGTAAGAATCAAATAATTCCAGAGGGATTGAATTTGTGCCCATCTCTGACGCGTCTTTCTTACTTTGGGCTATAATTGAGTCAATTAGGGTGTTGTATTCTGTGAAAAACTTCATGATATTTTCATTCCTCCTATCTTTGCGCGGGAGTTTTTTAACATCAATATATCCTTTGGTTACCGTCATTTCAATCGTATTGGTAGGTATATTTGTAATCTCCCACTCCTTTGCAGTCTTGTGGATAGATTCGGTTATCAGATCCAGCTGTTTAAAGACTAATCCTTGTGTTGTTTGGTTATTCATAGTCATTTCCGTTAATGGTGTTTAGAGTACTTCTTATTTCTTGCACCCTCCTCAAAACCCTGCTTGCACTATCGTTACTCGTAGATTCGAGCCTCACGTATTCAAGCGTTAATTTAATCAACTCCTGCTCTAGCTCTTTTACGGTTTCTTTGCTGTGATTTACAAATTCACCTGTATCTTTTAAATTAACTAATTCTGTTACTGGCTTCATAGACTCTATGAAAGGATGTCTTACATTATGCTCACTCTTTTTTAATCCGCAATTACATACGGGTTCTTTCATGGTTGATTTTTCTATTGTTTGTAGATCATCATCAGGCAAAATGCTGAATTCAATCGCTCCTCCCGTTGGTGTTTCTCCTTCGTTGAATTCTTTTATCCCGTAAGAGAAATTGTGATCAATTGCACACACCTTAATATCAATAGGCCCGTCAATAACGACAACACCATCTATTTCTAGTTTTAACTTTGCTTTTATATCTCCTTTCATAATTGTTTTTTATGCTACTAATTGATAAAACCTCCTTAATTTATTCCTCATAAAATACTTCCTTTTTTGATTAAATGATTGTTTCCGATAGTAGCTAATTTCAAAATACAATTTCCATAGACCAAACAATAAAGCCCGTTGACCGTTGTGGCTTGAATTCCACACAGGAAACAATTGTAACTTATCGCTCCACCTGATTCCGTACTCGATCGTTAAATGATGCCAAGGGACTTCGCTTAGGCTAAATACAAAAAACCTTCTAGCCCTATATCCAAATCCATCTTGTTCTTTCAATTTAGCTTCTTGAAATATAGTTTTACCAAAATATCTTGCTGGATAAAATTTCTTATCTTTCATACCATCTTTACTTTTATTAGGTGTTTCATGGGTTAATTTTATTAAGCGTTTTGAACACCTTTGGTTTTATCTGATTACGCGTATACCAGTTATTTTTGGAAATCTTAGCACTGCGCTCATCCTTTATCTGCTGTTTAGATTTAACCGGAACTCTCTTACGTTGTTCTCTGAAATGGATTGTAAAGGTATTTGTCCTAATAAGAGCATCCTGTATACGGAAAAGGTCATCTTGATAGTATGGAAATACTGGTGCCATAATGTTTATACTTCAAATATCTCTTTTAATACTTCCTTTTCCTTGATGGAGTCCTGTAAATTGCCGTTGCAAAACTTCTCCAAAAACCTTCTTTTTCTTCTGGCTTCTGAATCTCTAATGACTTTTTAAGTTTATCACTTAACAATTGTATTTGCAAATCCATTGATTCTATAGCAGATCTGAAATCAGACTCTTCCGCTAAAGAATAGAACACTTTCTGGCATGGGTATTCATTATAGCTTATCAATACATTATGATCATCCATCAACATCTTTAGGGCTTCTGAATCAGCATTCAATTGGTCATAAGTCTCTCGGCTTAACTTTACGTATTCTTCCATATTTCAAACTTTAATAATTTATGATAGTGCAGGAGTTTATCCTAAATTGTTTAATCCGTTCAACACGATGTCGAACCCCCAATAATCCTCTGATTCTGTGAACCAGTCGTCTTTTTCTATATTCTTAGTATACCACCTTTTCCATTGTGCAGGACTATAGCCTAGGTATTCATAAAGTTCTCTGGCATTTACTGCCTGGCTTCCTTCGTGTGATGTGATTTTAATTAACTCCATAAAATAAAAAATCCTAAAGGAATTCAGCCTCGATACAGCTTCACCCCAATAGGATTATTAAGTTCTTTACTGATGGGTATCGACCATCTTACACACAAATGTAGTGATTTAATCCGAATAAAAAAAAGCCTCACAATAATGCAAGGCTTTCCCAATCTAATGTGTTTTTCTTCGACTCCCGGCGATTGATTCTTAAAGAGAGTACGAATAATTATAATCCGTCCCCGGCATTCCTCCGCTTCCTCCAGCATGAACTTCTTTGGCTCTCTTAATAGTTGGTGAATAATCATTAATTCCTTTCATAGCATTCGGAGGCTTGATATATCCTTCAGGCAAGGCACCATCAATGCGCTCATTTGTAGCTACGTGTGCAATAGATTCCTTCTCGTATCGCTTAAATGTAACAGGATTGTAGTCCGTATTCAAATCGGAATTCACATTTGTTATGACGTGATCGGAAATGACTGTAGCTACTACTGCTACATCTTGCGTACAGGAATAATCGCACTTGATTTCAATTTCACCAGATTTATATGTGGAGGCATCCAGACCGGCCCCCTTAACGACTAGCACCCCTAGGATGCAAAACGATATAAGTATAAAACGTTTCATTATACGAATATAGATTATTTCTTTGTCTTTTCAAATTGGTGAAGCAATAAACTGAACTTCTGGACAAACTCTTCATTTTTACTAAGTTCATACTCCTTCAGAGTATCAAGAATTGCATGAGTTACCTCATGGTATAACGTTTGTTCAATAGCTAGTTCTTTTCTTTTAGCCTTACCGTCTGCATCCTCTAAGGTTATTTCTGATTTATGGTGATCACAAAGGCCATAAGCATTCAGGTCTTTCATCCTCTCATTATCAAATTTTATATCCCAAACTACTGCTCCTAATGTAAAGCTTTTAGGCAAATCTTTTAACTCCATATATTCCTGTGTTGTTTTATTTCTATTCCTTCGGTGGAATCGCTACTCAGGGCTGTTTTTATCCTGGCTTTTTTTCCAAATCTCATGCAATTCCGCTATTTTTTTATCCCGTTCCTCTGGAGTCAAGTCTTTAATATCACTTATGTTCTTGTTTTCAGTCTTAACCGGCGCATCATAACCAAGCATCTTATTCAGCCCTTCAATTGCCTTTAACTTGTCGTGTAGCTTGAATTTAACGATATTCTCGGTCATTTTACCAATCTTCCTTGTGGTGTATTGGATCTCACATAGTGCCGCTAATGTTGATTCGTCCAGTTCTTCAAATTCCTTCTGTGTAAGCCACCCGTCTTTAAAATCTGATAGATTGGTATAGGCCAGTTTTTTAAGCTCTAAGACGTTACGCAGTGCGCTCACACCAGC